TTGAGATATTAACGCATTGTTAACTGAATCTTGATAATATAATTCGTCTAATGTTTCTGATATATCGTGTATCTGTTGTTCTGTAAAACAAGTGTCAGATACTGTTTGTCCGAATATAGTTATTGGAAATAATAATATAAAAATTAATTGTTTCATTTTTTTCTTTTTGTTTTAGAAACAATATTTTTCTTTGCTGAACTAGTAGTTTTCTTTTTTGCAGGAACTTTTTTTGCTGCAGGTTTACGTTTTGTAGTTTTAGTTTTTTTAACTGTTTCTTTTAAATCAGTTAACTCTTTTTTAACTTGCCGTTTCTGCGTTTTTAATTGTTTTTCTTTACCTTTAACTCTTTCAATCTTTTTTTCATTGTCGTCGATTTTGTCTTGAATTTTGTCTGCAGACTTACGTGTAAATAGTTTTCCAATTGCTGCTATAATTCCTAGCACTCCAATTATACTAATTCCAATCCATAATACTGATGATTTAATCTTGTTCCAAATTTTCATTTTTTTCTCCTGTAACGTGTTTATTTAATTTATTTAAAAAGTCTTTTTTATAAGACTCAAATCCTTTTGTAACTTTTTCTTCAAATTCTTCTGGAGTCATTTGTGCTGCCCATGACTCAGTATCTCCCTTTCCGTTGATAACTAATTTAGATGCTTTAGTATATGCTTCACGAAGCATTTCAACATCTTGCTCTGCTTTTTCCAACCAAGCCAATGCATTGGTTTCAATTCGCTTGCGAGCATATTCTTCAAACTTTCCTTGTTTTTTTAATTCATGCTCCATGTCAATAACACAGTTAAAACACATACCATGTATCGCTCGCATTTTTTTGTTTAAATAATAATTAGGATCGACATCCGTGCATGTAGATCTACAATTTGGAAACAATCTTAACTCTTCTCGTACTTCACTTAATACTTCTGAATTTTTTGGTTTACGAGTTCGAAATCCATCGTGTTGTTCCACGACAGTTATGTTTCCATTTGCATCAACAGTTTCCCACTTATCACCAATTTCATGATGTTCATTGCGTTTTTGTGTTGCTTCTGCGTCAGTAAATCCTACTGTTTTTTTGGTTTGAAATTTGTGTGTACCGTCAAGCATTTGCTCGAGGGCTTTGATGTTTTGTAACTTGTTTGTTTTTCCCATTATATTATATCTCTGTTTCTTTCTCAGGTTTTGGTAGTTTTGGATTAAAATCCTTTTTAAAATTCCGAACTGCTTTAATAATCATTTGTTGTGCTTGTCGTTGTTGTTGTGGGTCAATTGTTATTAATGATTTCAATAAAGGTGTTATTCCTGCTTTTACCAAAGTTACTATATTCATATCAGCTTTTTTTATTTCTAAATAATCACCAAATAATTCTGGAGATTTTGTTATGAGTTGTAATTTTTCTTCTTCGGCTTTTTCTGGATCTACTTTAACTTCTGGTGCGGCTGCGGGTGCGGCTGCGGGTGCTGCTGCTGGTGCGGGAGTTTCTCCACCACCTTGGTCTCCACCACCTTGGTCTCCACCGCCTTCGTCTCCACCACCTGCAGGTGCATCTAGAGCATCGAGTGATAATCCAGCTGGTTGTTCATCTGCACCGCCTTCGTCTCCACCGCCTTCGGCATCTGCTGGTTCTTCTGCTGGTGCCTCTTCTGGTTCTTCTGCTGGTGCCTCTTCTGGTTCTTCTTGTTCTCGTAAAACTTTAACAATTTTGTTGCGTACGTACATTCTCACAAGTTTTTCTTTTTGCGATTCAGATAATTTTTCTATATTTTCTTTTAGTTTTTTGTCAGTGTTACGTTGAGACATAGTTTCAAGATAATCTTCTGCATCTTTTTCTATATTTTTTTCAAAAGCTTTTTTTGCATGTGCAGACATTTTAGGGTCTCCATCTTGCATCATTTTAATCGGATATGCATTATCAGCATCTTTTCGATCTGGCACCATATCTGCACTTTCATGTTTATCTCCTTCATGAGTATGATTATGAACAAATGGATATGTTTTGTCGTCAGACCATTTATCATCCTTTCTTGGTCCTGGTTGTAATTCACCAGAAAATTCCCACATACAGTCTTTAACTAATTCTTTTATATAATCTTTAAGATCAGCCCGAACTTCTGGCTTTAAAGACTTTGCCATATCTTTTGGTTCTTTATATTTGCTTTTATGCTTTGTTTCGTTTTTTGCCATGCTTTTATCCGTTTATTTAATATAAATATTACCTTGCGTATTTTAACACTCCTAGTATTTGATTCACCGGAGCAAACGATCCTGTTAGCTTGTATGTGTTACCTCCATATGTAAATACTATGCCTTCAATTGGCACTATAGTATCAAAGCCGCCCATTCGTTCTATTTTCTTTAATTGCGTTTCTAATTTTTTAAGTGTGTCAGGATTATCTGATGTTTGTAAGTCTTTAATCAGTGACATCAAGTCTTTTTTGATTTGTTTAACTGCTTTGTCTGGACTTGCTGCTAAAAAGTTTTTTATGTTTTTTAACACCACCGCACCAAGTTTTAAAAATATAGATTCAAAAGGTTCTATATTTTGTTTTTGATATGCTCGAAAATCTTTTTTGTCAAATGCTGATACCCATTGAGCATATGCTTCATTGTCTATCATTTTTACTACGTTGTTTATTCTAGTAGATTTATCATTGAATGCCCAACGATTCGTTAGTATTTCTAAAACATCTTCTGGTATAGCATAATCTAATTGATATGCTTGTTCTCGTACGACATCTTTCCACCATGCTCTGTGATATTCAGATACTTGATCTGTTTCTTTGAGTCCAAATTGATTTTTTAAACTGTCTATTTCAGCAAAGAATGCTGCTTGTTGATCTTCAAAATCTTCTATACGACCCAATTTTAGTTTGTTAGGAGGAATAAATGAAAATGTTTTTTGCATATGGGCGTTAGCATCTTGTATTACTTGTTGAAGCATTGTGCCACCAGTTAAATCAGTTTCAATTACTTTGCCTTTGTCATCATATTCAACTAAATTGTGAAATTGAAGTACTGCTTGTTCATAGGCAATAACATTTGTAGTAGCAGGATATATAATTTCCATGTTTGCAAACACTTTACCGTTTTTAAATATACGCATAAGTGTTTCTTTTGACAGTTTGCTTAACGATGCAGTTAAATCTTCTGCGGTGGCACGAAATGCATCTACTACTAGTTTATATCCTTCTGCTCCTTTCACGCCATTAGCTTCTACTGATTTTTGATATTTTGCTTCAAACTCTGCAACAATTTCATCAGGAGTAAGTGGATTGATTCTGGTTTTAATACCACGAGCAAAACCTGGCCGACCGTTCTTCCATGTTACTTGAATGTTTTGTCCGTCTGTTTTTTCAGTAACAGCTTCTTCCATATCAAGTCGTCCTTCTAATGCTCTTGACACTATTTCTTTCATGTCATTGAAAGTTAAACCATGAGAGTCATAAGGATGGTTCATATGACCTGCTGCGCCTCCTTCTGTTATAACAGATTCATATGGTGCACCAAACACGGTTTTACTAAAATTACCAAAATCATATACAAATTCTTTGCCTCGTGTGCTGTCTAAATGTTTTCTTAATTTTTTTATTTTTTTGTTGTGAGACTTAGCCATCTTAGTAGTTTGATAGCCTTCTGCTACTTCGTCGACATCTTCTGCTAATTGATTACCCCACCATGATTTGCTAAACATTGATTCTTGTACTCCGGTTAGCATTTGCCATATGTTTTTTATAACAGCTGGTTTTGCACCTGGATATGATGCTGCAAATGTTTCATAGTCGTTATTAGCAATTGCTTGTCGCACAGTGCTAGCAGAAATAGGTTCTCCACTACTATATGCTAATGGATCTACATCGATTTCTAATGGATTAACTTCTACACCTGCAGGAATTTTTCTGCCTTTCTTGTCTCCAACTGTTTTGTATTTTTCTACGTTTCCAGCAAAGCTCAATATTCTGGCGTAATCGTCTCCTTTTTTAGAAGCTGCCATTGCATATGTTCCTTGGTCGTCTTCTGGTAGTGCAAATAAAAATTCATACGCAGCCATAATAGGACTATTAAAATCTGTAGCGCGAAGTTCAATTTTAGAATTGTTGTTAATTAATCTGAATATTTCGTCGCTATCAGCACGACTTACGCCGTCTCTTTCTTTTGGTCCTATGAGCATGATTACTCGTTCTACGTTAGAAGAATTTGCATAGCGTTGGGCTAATGCTAAATGGGCACCGGTGATTGGTTTGAATCCGCCTGGAAAAAGTACTGTAGTTTTATTCATTTTATATAAATATGTTTAATTGTATTATACTGTTGGAATACCTAATGTTCTGGATGTTTGTAAAGTAAAATCTCCAATTGAAAAATTATCTGTTGTTGTACAATGTAGCGCTACTGTTATTTTAATTGGGGCACCATATATAGTAGAAGGGTAATCTGATAATGAAACTGATCCGGCTACAACTCCTGCAATGCCAGTGGGCCCAAATGATGCTGCCTGTTTATAAACTGTTGTAGTATATTGAATTGATCCACCCCCACCAAAATATGGTGCGGTTTGATTTGATATTCCAATTAATATAGTACCAGTACCAGAAGTAGAAGCTTTAAGCGGACATATTATAGTTAATGTAGTTTCTCCCGGCTTTAACATTGTAATAAAAGTAGTACCAAATGACTGTGTAGTATTAGCAGCAGTTGTAAAAAATGTATCTTGAGCAGATCCTATATGCCGGCCCAAGTTTTTTCCGTCTGCAAATCCACTATTAGTATCTAACATTACAGAGTTATTATTTACTGCAATAAAACTAGACGCAGTAACATTTCCTTCAGGCGATAATATAAAATTACTAGATGATATTTCTATTAATCCGTTGCTACCACTTATAAATGAAGAACTAGGATTACCAAAAAAGAATTTATTAGTTCGCACATCAATTTCTGCATCTGATGTTGAATATCTAAAAAAGCTTTCAGTGTTTGCATATAACTCTAAACCTACCCCATTATACGGATTACCTTTAGAAGTTTGACCGGCCAAAGCAGATCCACTCCAAAGCAAAAATCCAGGAAATCCAGAATCAAAACCTTGATATCCTAATGATCTAATAAATCCAGTGCCAGCATTACCTGTTATAGCTACTCCACTTTCCAATGAATCTGCTACGTACAAAGACCCAGTAAGCATTGAAAAATCACCGTCGACGTAACGATTACCACCTTCCCAATCTAGATTGTTAACAAATGTTACTTGTTTACTTGCAACACCGTCAATATTATAATATTCTAATTTAAATGATATTTGATTGTCTATTTTATGAGTAGTTTCAATAAATGTTTTTATTCTGGTATAATTTGGAGTGTAGCCAATATCATTATCAGTAGTCGTTCTTACGTCAGCAATTTGCCAGACTCCACTTTCTACTACGAATATAATAGTCCCATGACCATTATTGTCAGATTCAAATTCAATTACTTGATCGTCAAATCTTTGCGACTCTCCGGTAGCTCGAAGTTCTCCTACTCGTTTACCCAATGTTACCGGTAAGTCTTGATTTAACACATCTGTTGCATCGAAATTAAAAGCACTTCCGGATAAGTATACTCCTAGTACAGGATCATTGTTTCCACTCACACTGCTACGGGTACCTAATGCGTCGACTGTAACTTTATATGAACTAGTTGCAATAAATACTCCTTTATATGCATCTTTAGTTTGAAAAGTTAAAACGTGATTATTTGCTGTTATATCTGTCGAACTGCCGATTAAAACTGCTTGATCTAATGATGAAGAAATAGATGCAGTTGTTGGAGCAGTAGCTTCTGTTGGTCCTAAATAAGTATGTGCTTCCCAATATGTATCAATTATGTCTTGTGATGTAAAAATACCAACACTAACGTCAGGTAACAATGAAGATGTACTAGGAACAAATATTTCTGTTTCTTCTAATTCAACATCATTAACCAATTCAAATGCACCAACTGTTCCATTATTATTAGTATATACTTTTACACGATTAACATCTCCAGTTGCTGGTTCTAATCCGTTAACTTGTATATAAGCATATGATTGTGAATTTTCAGTTGCTACATATGTCGGAGTAGCTTCATATGTCAATGAATACGTAGAAGGTTCGAAAGCGTTAAACGTGTGTGGAAATATACTTTGGCTACTAAACACTGTATACTCTTTGTCTAACAATGCTGTAGTTGGAGTTAATATCTTTTTTATCGTAGACACGTAAGGCGTGGTAACAACCGTATACTCCGGTGTAGGAGAAGGATTGACAGGTGTGGCTACTGTTATAGTTCCTGTTTTCATGTCAGAGATAAATTCTCCTCCGGTTAATTCAGCAACTGGTTGTCCGTTTTGTGTGATTAATTTTACTTTACCAGTATTATATGTCGGAAACTGTACAGTTGCATATTGTCTATCTAATTGAACTCCTACTTGCTCTGAAATAGTTACTTCAGGTAATTTGTCAAATATAATCTCTGAATTATTAGAAACATTAGGATTAACTGGCACAGATCTTGACCACCGTACATTAACTTTGCCTTGATATTCGGTAGGAGGTGTTGCTCCTTCTACTACTGAAGCTTCTGCTACTAATGTTACTGTGCAATCACCTGGAGAAGTATCATCATAAATATAAATTGCAATAACACGACTTTTATCTTCTTCAATAAAATTTATTACTTCTGAATATATTGGATTTCCATTATAATCTAAAACTTCTATTCCAAGTGCGCCGCCAACTCTTAAATTTGTAGGATGACCACGAAGTTTAAATAAATTTTTACCAGCAGTTAATTTTGTAGGAAATTCTGATATTTGAAAATAATCCGGAGATGTTAATGAAGGATCTTCATATAAAACCGGGATAAATTCTAAACCTTTATATACAGCTTCTTTACGTTGCATTGATAAGTATACTTTTTATATAAATATCAAACATGAAGAATCTGGCTGAATCCATTTGTTTTATTTACTTCGATTAAATTGTCTACCATATCACGCATTGTGTCTACGTGAGATATAATAATTGAAAAGTCAAATTTAGTTCGGAAATAATCAAATAGATTGCTAACCGCAGAGATATGTTCTGCATCTAAACTTCCCCATCCTTCATCTATTGCAATAAAATTTGGACGTGGTAAAGCAGAAACATTGATAAGTGCTATGCGTATTGCTAAACTAGATATAAATCTTTCCATACCACTTGTTAATTCTAATGGCCAATAATTTTCTTGATCATATATAATATATCCGTTAATATTTTTACCATCAGTATTCATAACCATGTTAAAATCTACTACTTGATTTAAAACATTGTTTATTTCTGTTTCAATTTTAGGAATAGCTTTTGATACTAATTCATATGGTATTCCGTCTCTTTTAACTGACTTTAAATAATATTCATATGCTTTATACTCTGTTTCTAATTGACGATATGTTTCTAGTTGTTCTAACGCATTTTTCTTTTGTGTTTTAGCAACTTCAATTTCTCCATGATTATTTTTTATTTGATCTTGAAGTGTTTTTATTTGTGCAGAAACTGTAGTTATCTCGCTTTTATGTTTAGCAATATCTTTGTCTACACTGTTATTATGAATAATTGATTTTTCATTTTTCACGTATAAATCTTGACGTTCTGTTACTGTTTCTAATTCAGACTCTTTGGTTTGAAGATCATTTTCAAATATTTCTAAACGAAGTTCTAATATTTCTATTTTATTATTATATGAGTCAATGTTATCATTTGCTTGATTATATTCATCAAGTCGTTTTTCATGTGATGTTAATTCATTTATTTCATTGTTTTTAGATTCAATATTTTTATTTTTTTCGTCTAATACTTTTCTATCTTTATCAATTTCGTTCTTGGCTTGAATTGCATCTTGCACGAAAACGTTAGATACACAGTATTCACAACTTGGGTCGTATTTGTGTGTTTCAAGATGTTCAATTTTCTTTTGCTTATCATCTACTATTCTTTTTTGTTTCTTTTGTTCTTCTTCGAAATTTTCAAGATCAAATTCAGCATCTCGTAGTTGTTGAACTTTGTCTTCTAAATCCGTAACATCGTAATTTTCTGTTAATAATGTTTTTTTAACAGTATCAATTTTAGTTTGATATTGTGAAATTTCTGATTCGGTATCTTCAATTGTTTTTTGAAGTTCTTCTATTTTTTCTGTTAAATCAGTTTCTTGTTGTTGCAATGTTTCAATTGGATCACCATCATATGTAGTAGGCTGTTTTGTTTCTATTAATTCAACAATTGTTTCTTGAAGTGTATTTCTTTGTGTTTGTTTTTCAGATTCTTGTTTATTAGTATCTTCAATTAACTGTTCATTGTTTCTGATAACTTCGTCAGCTGATGTTATAGTTTCTGCAAAATCTGTTTTCTTATATGCTTTTATTTGTCCTGCAGTTTCTTTGATTTCTTCTTGTGCCAATTGATATAATTGTTCGAACACCGTTATATCTAAAAACTGTGAAAGTAAATCTTTTCGTTCTCTTTGTGACTTTTCTATAAAATTATTATTATCAGCTTGAAGTGAAAATGCAGTTAATATAAAATCATTGTATGTTCCTAAATATCTGCGAATACTTTTATTTGTATCACTACGTTCATCTCCATTTAAGTTTTCTGTTTCAGTGTAAAAATTAACATCTACTTTAACATGTTTGTCTTTTTTTCTGTTACCAACACGTTCGATAGTGTAAAGAATATTATTCATTTTAAATTTAAATACACCTCTAAAACTAGATTTTTTATTGTTTAACACTTCATGTGCTTTGCTTGTTTTACTGCATTTATCAAATATTGTATATGTTATTGCATCTAATAAACTTGACTTTCCACTTGTATTTGCAGCAAATAAACCGCAAACATCATTCATTTTATCAAAGTCTACTCGATTACCTTCTCCATATGAAAACATGTTGTCAAACTCAAAAGAAACTGGATGCCATGTTATGTGTCTAACTGATTCGACTGCTGGTAACTTTGAATTTATAGTTCGGTTTATATGACGAATTGCATCTTGCTCTTCTGTAGTTGCTTGTGGAAATTTTGTTGTAATAAACTCTGTTAACAAAGTATTTTGATATTCTACATCTCTAACATTGCCTATAGTAATAGAATCAGAGTCAATATCATTTTTTGCAGCAATTGTTCTTTGTATTGTTATGTCTTGAACTGAATATTTTTTTCGTAGTAATGTGACTAATTTTTTCATGTCAGCCGCACTTGTTTCATTAAATTTAATTCGTATTCTAGGTTTATTAGGCATACGATGTGGAGATTTAACTATTTGATCTCCTTCGGTCTCAATGGTTACATATCCATAATCATTGTGGATTTCAACAAACTCTGCTTTACGTGTAGCTACATCCCAAACAAGTATTCCGTGATCTAATGCTTCTCCATGATTTTGTTGTATAAGTGAACCAGGGTATGCAATTGTATCTGTTAAAAATTGAGCTGGTTTATGAATATCACCTAATAGTGTTAAATCATGATCGTTAAACAATTCAGTAGTAACATGCTCGTTGCTTATTTCATATCCTATATCTGTTTTAGCAGAATGCACAGCACCATGATGTAAAGCAATTTTTAAATTGTCAGTAACAATGTCTTTGCCTTTTATGTATTGAGCTGGTTCAACATCAACAGCCATATGATTCCAAGTTATTCCAGCAAAATCAAATACTCCATTGTCTTTTATAAAAACAATATTATCATTACCAATCATGTCTAATACCGGAGACAATGCATCTTCTCGATATAAATTGTTTAAATTCATGTCATGATTACCAAGAATAACAATTGTAGGAATATTGAATCCTCTAAAAAAGTCAGTGAGCATTCTGACTAATTCGGGGGACATGTCCAATTTACTATGAACTATGTCTCCAGTAACTACTGCTATACTATTTTCTGTTTTAGTTTTATCAATATATTTAAACATGTTTTCAAATACATGACGATACTCTTTATGTCGTTTCAATGTGCGAATATGCACATCAGATATATGATAAATCTTGTCTGCTTTTTTTATTTCCATAAAATACCCATTCGGAGTTGCATTAATTGTTCAAATGTCATTACTCCAGTTTCTTGTATAATTTCCGTTATTTTCTCAAATCCTAAATCAGATGCATCTTCATCTTGTAATTCTATAAAATATACATTTAATCCTTCACCCATAAATCTTTCTGCAATACTAAGTGCATTGCGGATAGCGTCAGCATCTAAACATATGTAAATGTCTTTGACTCGTTTTTCAATAATTTTTTTCTGTAGTTGTGGTTGTATAATTTTACCAAATAATGGTATTGCATTTCTTTTTATTGCAATTGCATCAAATGCCCCTTCACAAAGCACGATTGGTTCTTCCCAATTAACAAGCAAATCAAATCCTATGATGTCTTTGCTTACCTTTGGATTCTTGTGTTTATATTTATCCGCTTCATAAAAAGCTCGACTTACAAAATAATTTAATTGTCCGTTGCAGTCATAACTAGGAATAATTATCTTGCCACTATATTCTCCTCGTTCACAATATCCAATACGATATTTTAAAATATCAAATATAGTAACACCTCGTCGTTTTAGATATGCAATTGCATTTCGAAAGTCAGGAGTCTTTTTGTGTTTCCATAATGGAACATATTCTTCAGGCAGTGATACTGCTTCTACATGTTTAATATCATCAGGAGTAGTTTTATATTTTGCAGACTTAATTATTTTAGCTAACTGATCAAAATATTGTTTGCCTAAATTTAATTGTTTGAATAAACTGTTTATACTTCTACCTTTTTTATCAGATATCCAACAGTGCCAAGCATTTTGACCTTCGCTTGTTGTGTTGATGTCTATTTCTAATTTAGGTTTATAATGTGAAGTAAATGGAGAAAAGAATGCAACATTGTTGCCAGACGTTGGCTTACCTTTACCTAATACAGATTCTAATAACTGTAATAACTTAAGATTTTGCATATATTATATAATAGAAAATAACTGTAATATATCCAATTATATTATATAATATTATTAATTATAGTCAGACACATACATTTCATTTCTGGTCTAACGATCGATTCAAGTCTGAATCAATCATTTTAAATAATTAACATCATTTTAATGAATATATTATTTTTTTTTCACAAATCAAACCTTATACAAAAAAACGTTTTGGATCTTGTGCTTTTTCACCTGGCTTTAAACATTCTGCCATCCATTCTGTAGGTATTTCTTTTTTTGCTACTTTGTTAATACCAAGTTTATTTGCATATGCTTCATATGTTGTTTTGCTGGCTTTTGATATTTTTTGATTCGGATTTTGAAACACTATGCGCAAATCTATACCAGGATTACACTGCAATACATGTTTCATTTTTTTACGATCTGTTGCAGTCCAACGCCCTTTTGTTTCAATATACATTAATTCTCCATTCTTTTTTGTGAATACAAAATCCGGTGTATATTTGTGTTTTGATTCTGGAACAATGTAATGAATAGTTTCAGTTTCGTAATTTACATCGTAATTGTTTGATTTGATTTGTTCTGCTACGGTTAATTCTAATCCTGATTTATAACCGTATTTATAAGCTGCTTGGCGTTTTTTACTACCAGCAGTATGCCAATGATTTTTTTTCATAACTATTTTATTTATCAGATTTAAAATTTTGTTTAGGAGCTAAAGCAGACGGATCAACTCTTGTTTTATCTTGATCACGCGTTATTTTCCAATTTTCTTTATCAAATTTAAAAGGATCTTTAGTCTGTGTAG